TTAGAGATCCAAACTTCTTTTAACAAGCTCACCAACTATAGGCCACATAACCGGCTGCACAGACTCCCATACAGGCCCACAAACTTTAGCGAGCAAAGATTTGGCTCCTTTACCATTCCCCTCATTTGCTGCTGCAACAGCAGCGGTGATATCAGCCAGCTGATCGCTATTAACAGACTGCCCTTGTTGTTCAAGGATAGAAATCAACTTTGCCACAATTTCTGAGTCAGAACTGGCGGCGGTAATACCCATAGATTGGCTAACGCTCTCACCTTGTCCCAATTGCATGTTACTGAATTGTCCACCAGTAATAGTAAGATTATTGACTATACGCTGAACCCTCTGTGGACGATTGGGTGCTTTTCTTGATTCCTTGTAGCCCGCCTCTGTTAAATACACGTATTCACGCTTGCTGTATGACCCGATGAAGATAACAGAACTATTTCTATCGTTATCGTACATAGCCATAGGACCAGTTTTGATCAATTTGTCTTTCTCAAGATCTGAGAATGCCACTTCAAAATCTACAGTTGTAATATCTGCAACATTGCATATCGCCGTTGCCAATGCCTCGGGTTTTGGGCCTTCATAACCCGACTTCAAATCTTTAGCAGTTAACTCTCTATCGCTAAAATCCGCTAATAACGTCCCAAGAATTTGCTTTGCTGCTTCGTCTAATTGTCCAGCCATTTACGTAATCCTTATGTTTTTAGTTCCAAATTATATGGGACAGTAACCTTTTTTTTCAATTAACTGCAAAACTGTAATTTGAGTGTATTTATTTTTCAGCCGGAAAAATAGTTCCCATATACTTACACCAGACATTAAAAATACGGCATGAACTGATGCTAGTCAGTTAAGTTGTTGTTTAAAATGGCACCTTCCTTAATTGGTTAGTGCATTTTTTATTGAAATGACTACACGGAATAATGAACGGCATTAAACAAACCATGAAAAGGATTCAAAATGGCAAGATTAATAACACTGTATGAATGGGCTATTGAAGAGTTTGGTGATGCTGCGCCCGGCAAGGCGACACTTTGTAACTATGCAAAGCAAGGAATGATTTATCCGCCAGCCCTAAAAGTTGGTAGATCGTGGATGGTTGAGAAAGACACCCGATTTGTCGGTTCAGATAAGCCTCTGATAAGGCATACAGATCACTCATTGCTCAAAAAAATCTTGATGGATGGATATAGCGACTAAGTCTTTTTACTGGAAGAAAAACATTTTATTCATCGCAGAAATAAAAAAGCACCAGAACAAATCTGATGCTTTGGCGTTTTGATAGATCACAATTCTAATACTCTGGGAGATTTTCTAAATTGTCTTTGGATGTTCCATTTGGCCGCGTGGTTAAGTAGTTAGTACCGTTAACACGGTCTTTAACAACTTTTTGCCCCTTTTTCCACTTACCGTCATCACCTTTATAAATGGTGTAGAACGTGTAGCTACCGTCGATTTTATTAACTACCCATTGTCGGGTTTCTGATGTCCCGTCTCCTACAGTATCTCCCTTGTCTACATGCACATATACGTGGGTAATGTGCGTATGCTCGTCGTTATATCGAACTTTGGAAATCAAGTAGTCAGCCCATTTTTCAGCCATGTTTCACCAGAAGTTTGAGCAGGAAAATTCCTGCAATACTTTTTATAAGTCGCAAGACGGAATTTTCCTATTCCATTAATACAATCCATTGACCATGGTCAAAAAAGGTTGCCTCAGTTTTCCACGCTTTAGGTATTCTGACGCATCGAAATTGAAGTAAAAAAAGCCAACACTGAGGCTGGCAAAGGTTGGAGATTGCAGGTCTATAGCCCACTAGGTAAGTAATTTATTCATCATTTCCGAGGGCATAGAGCAACGAGGGGATAACCTCACGCATCGCTGTTTCCTCTATTTCGTCGCTCATCAGCGTAAGCGTGTAGTCCAGACACTCAAACACCACATCCATCGCAGACAGCCCAAAAGCCCCACCCGCGATAATTTGCCCGGTTTCACATTCTGGCGTTTCGACAATAGACAGGCGGTAGCCGCCAAATGTCACAGGTGGGTTGTCAGGGCCTTCGCTCAGATAGAGGCCCACTGCCTTAGCCGCCATTGCTGCCCGCTCGTCTGCGTCCATTTCAGCAGCCTTACCAATACAACCGTCCAGATGTTGCCTGATTTCAGCCACACTCATTTCTACCAGCTTATTACCCGTCTTAACCTTACCCTTGGCTGGCACTGGTTTACTCTTGGCATTCTGTGCTCGCGGGTCATGGCTATCACGATATCGCGACAGGTAAGCATCACAGGCAATGGCATCAATTTTACTGCCGACTCGCGCAGGGAAGCCCGATTTACTTTCCCATGCATAAAGTGCCTGACGACTCATACCTGCGTGTTTTGCATACTGGCTTACTGACATTAAACTCATTTCGCTGCTCCCGCGGCAAACCGTGAAGTTGGTGCCGACTGTCAACCCACCAGCGGCAAAGTGTCAATCAAAGTGTAAAGTGTCAACCGCTTGACACTTTTTCTGTCAACTTGATACTTTCAACCCGAAAAGTGTCAATCAAACTGTCAATCAAAAATTGCGCTAATTTCCCGCCAGACCAAGCCGTCAGAGGCATGCAACAAGTCGATAACAAGAAAGTGTCAAGTGTAAAGTGTCAATCAAATTCAAAAAGTTATAGCTAGGGAAACTGCACGGCGCGCAATGTCCCGTGTAATAAATGTTGCCAGGAGGGACCCAAAAAATTCCGAGGTCCATCAACCTGCCATTCCCCGCTCACTCTGTGTTGCCACTCCATACCGTTCAGACAATGACCTGATATCTTCCTCAGTCCACAGCTCCACATGTTTCTCAAGAACTCTCTGAGCAGCAAAGAAACCAGCGTGATAGCCGTTATCGTCACTGTGGGTCATGCTGTAGGTGAATGCCTCCATATTCCGGTCTTCAGTATCCAGGCATTCCCAGCCAGCACAGACCGCAATCATCTTGCGCTTGGTGAATTTACTCAGGTGTCGTGCACTAACTTGCAACGTATCAATAGCCTCTTCGTGCGGTGTTCGGCGCTTAATCAGTTTGAGTGCCAGTATCGGATTGTTTTTAGCCTCGGGGCTGGATGCTATCCAGTGGGCATTAGAGTGACGGGAGACCACTACACTCGCCCTTTCCTGCTCATCTTGAGCCTGTGCAGACTGTGATAGCCGCTGTAGTCGTAACAGGCTGCCACTGAGACGATTCTCGGTATGGGCTGTAGCTTGTGGGAATAAGTGCTGATAACTCATGCTAATGGCTCCCGGCTCGACTTAGGGGCGAGTTAACGCTGCTGGACTCATTCCCGCATCAAGATTCGCTTTAATGCTGGTAACTTCACCGTGTGGCGCAACTATTTCACCACTGACGCGCTTTGCATCACCACGCAACATGACACCTGTAGCCCGTAGCCGGTCATTACGGCGGGCTGTGGCATGGGCCATTTCCTGATTAAATTCTTCCTCAGCCTGTTTACGTGCCTCGACGTTATCAGGGGTATTAGGGTCAGCCGCATTCATACGCTGCCTATTACGCTCAATCATGGCTTGAATTTCATCTTCGGTCATTGGCTCCACCATCTTGGCCAGTGCTTTTGTCGCCCTCTGCCTTGCTGCCAAATAGCCATTGGTATCACCGTTCCCAGAAGAATAAGTCAGCGCGGTCATGGCCTTTTCTTCATCGTCCTGAAGCTCCCACGTCGGATCACGTTGCTCCATGAAATTCTGAGTGAACACGGTTAATGCTTCCGGGTCTTCTGCCAGTCGCTTTTTAATCTTCGATGAACTCAGGTCGGTATCTTTGAGTAATCGAATTGCCTGTACTGGGCTGGCTTTCGCCTCGTCAGAAATGGCTACATTGTGCTCACGACTGTGCTGGCTGGGTTTTGCTATGGAAACCGCCTTGGATTGCTGCTTATCAGTACCAACAATATCCACCGAGGCATTAAGGCGCGTACCAAATAAATGACTGAAGTTTTTCATCAATGAACCTGCCTTTTTTGTCGTAGGTTGTTTTGTTGCGGTGGTTTTTCGTGAGATGCCAAGAAGGTGAGCGATGTTAGGATTTATCATGACAGTCCACCCTCTGGCTTTTTCGGCCAAACAATATCAAGAGGACTATCAGGAACGACGCGGTTCATCAGTACCAGGTAGGTTTGCCACAACACCAATTCGGTTATTTCTTCGGGAGTCGCTAACTGGGTGCTGACAGCGGCTTGCAATGCGGTGACCTGAATATAAGCCTCCGTCAATGCCTGGGCTTTGATATCTCGGGCATCCGATGAAGTCATTGGGGCGGGTTGCCATTCAGACGGGCGTCCAGCGATTTGCACACTCATGTATGAGCGTCCAAAGCAATCTTTAGGGGCCGGGCCAGCGCCTATGTTAATAACTCGTCCGGGCTGATAAGTCTGTTCCATGCCTTACCCCTTCACCGCAGCATGTTTATTGATGCCTTGACGCAATATCTGACGCGCCAGTGCCTGAATGCTGGGTGCTGCCCCAACGGTAGAACGTCTTGCCTCTTCATCCTGCAATCGCTTTAACCCTTCAATAATGGGCTGATCGACAAGGATAGGACTCTTACTTAGTGCTGCCATAGTGCCACCTCCGATAACTGGTTAGGTATCCAGTATCACATCGGTACATTTTGTGATCAACAATATTTTCTATTTTTATTTAAATACAGAGAATTATTTTCCATTTAAATAGTAAATTAAAGTATTAATTTGCTATCCGGTTAGACGATTTGTGAGGGCGTGCGTTGTGGTCGCTCAGTTGATTTACTTCCCGTATACGCGTATACATCAGATAGAATCAGCATCTAACCAAAACTGTATACGGTGTTTACACATGACGAATAAGAAGAAAAGCAAGCTGTTTTCTTTCAGAGTGCCGGCTGAGTTGGCAGGTGAGATTGATGGGGCAGTGAAGCATTCAGGAAAGGATAAATCTGCGTGGCTACTGGGGGCTGTTCTGGATAAGTTAGGCACGCCAGATACCTCACGTTCGCCAGAGTCACGTATGGAGGCCCTTATCAGTCAAATGGAAGGGGTGTTCAGTGGTCCTGCTGCTTTATCTGCCCCACCGGCTGAACTAGGAGCAATTAAAGCCACCAGCGCATCGGTATTGAGCGCAAAAGATATTATTTGCCAGATGGTCAGTGAAACCGAACGGCTCGGCATCCAGTCCAGCAACAAAGCCATTATCAATAGATTAAACAACTTGGGGATCAGGCCAGCACGGGGAGGCATTTGGACCACCAGCGCCGTTGACAATATCAAGCGTAGAATGAAAAAGCTGACGGGTGGATGATTGAAGCCAAAACCAAAAAAAGCCACTGTTCTGGCGGTGGCCTTGATTGATCGATGAAAAGATTACTTAAGAGAAAAGCACATCAGTCTGACTTTTTTAAACATAACTCTTCACTTATTGCGTACTTAGTTGCCATGCCTGGCGTCCATCCTGATGGAATACCTTGGCAAGCCATATATCCTCTTTTTTCAAATTCATTTACAAAATAAAACCTGAATCCTATCTGAAAAAAAATAGAAGTAAGGAAACAAAGTACGATAAATTTAGATACTGGCTTTTGAATGGAAATGGATGCTTGGCGTCCTAAAAAAACAGGGGGTAAGGAAATAAACACTAGAGGGAGTAATATAAGAAAACACGTTATTCCATATATGGTAAAAGATGAGAAAATGATAATATTAGGAAAAGATAAATACTCATTTATGGCATCTACAGTCAGATATACACCTCCAGCACCTAAAGGTATAAATAAAAATAACACGCCAAAAAATATAAATATTCTTCTTTTTAATGTGAGTTCGTACATTAAAACCACCTGGTGTTAAAGTTACTCAGTACTTCCTTGATATAGTTTCTAACTTCATACTCAATAACTTCTTTTCCTTTATCAAGCATCCTATCTGCATACATAGCCCCCAAATCCAAAAGCCCTTTTTCCATCTCACGAGCTTTTTCTACAAACTCTTGCTGTGCACCTTCAATGCACTTAACAACTTTATCTGTAACACCAAATTTATCATCTAAATAGTTTAAACCAATTGCAGAAACTAATCCTACGATAACAACTACAACCAAAGGGACTGCAACGGTAGAAACAACCCCTAGAGCTATAGTCCCAACTCCCCAACTAATTGCAGACGCCACACCGATTTTCACCACATCCGTGGCTAACGGGCCAAGATACTCGGCTAATGAGGTCGCATCATTGAGTATAAAATCAATAGTTCGATATGCCGCAGCCACATAAAACGTTAATCTCGCGCCTTTGACTATTGATTTTGTCAGCCCATACTTACCAATACCCAGATCAACAACCTTTGGGTTTTTAGCAGCAAAAACTGGCGCATTGAGTATTTTTCTGATCCCCGGATGCCCACTGATTTTTATCAATTCTGTGCCCTTGTGGTTTATATACGTCGTGGCCCTTATTCCGAAACTCCCCAGTTGGCTGATTATCATTGAGGTGGTCACAACATCCTTTCCGTTCACCCCGTAATTTACTCCATAATCTATTGCAATCTGACCTATTTTTGATTCACTGAAACTCACCCAGCCCCTTTTCCATGAACCCCATGAAGTCACGATCTCGAAGCATTCACCTAATGTCAGTAACATCACGTCCTGATTGTTTTTTGCCAGCATAGCGCGCAAAGCTTCATCCGGTAGATTATGGGTATTACGTAATACTGGATAGTCCGGAACAAACCCCAGATCAGGTTTATCCCCAGTGAGGTAAGAGGATGGTGTTGGCCGTTTTTTTGCTGCCTGTGCGTATTGCTCCGCAGGGGATTCATAGCCCCGGCTTAGCCTCTGAATCTTCGTTGGCCGTGGCTTTCCACCGGTTAGCTGATAGTTCCGGCATTTCACCGAATCGTCAAATGCCTTGATAATCTTCGCAGCACCCTCGAAACGGAAAGCATGGGGATCGGCAGACATCAACTGACCTTCACCATTGATGTAGAACAGCCGGGCAGGGCCGTACATATCACTTAACATCACCACGTCACCGGAAAAAACGAGTTTTTCCAGTTTCTCTTTTTCACGTATCCCGCCTGGACGTGCCTGATCCGGAGAGAATCGCTGTTCACGCTCCCGCATATTGATAAGGTAACGGCGGGTATTGTGATTGTCGTCAAATTCATATTCGCGGCAGATACGCGCCCAGGCAGCGTGAGGGCTGATTATCCGTTCGTATTCTTCGGGGGCCAAATTATCTCTTGAAAGGTAATACAAATACATTCCGGGCAGGTTGAAGCTCATATCCCATTCCTTGTGGAGTTAGTCGCACCGGCATCACCTTACATTTCTTAATGGTTATACGTCTAGTAATGAAGGAACAGTCACAGAAACCACGGCCCGAACATACATAAAAATAAAATGGATGAAAAATAAATTATGCTTTTAAGTCTCCACCTCTCCACTCAAGCCATTTTAACTATATAAATCATTATGTTAATGGGTGGTGACTACTGTTTTAGGTCTCCGTCAGTCACCACTCTAAGCCTCCACCTTTTTAGAAATGGGTGGAGAGGTGGAGACTAGGTGGAGACTCTATTTAAAGGTCTCCACCCATTAACTACATGTTTTATAATATGTATTTTACTGAGTGGAGACAGGTGGAGACTTATTCAATAACTTTTACTCTGTACCCCCTGTTGCAGCCGGTAGCCACTCATCGGCATCATCAGCCAGCCGGATGTTGGAGCGCATATTTCCTTTGGTACTTTTCTTCCTGATGTACTCTTTTCCATATTCAGCCATTGAACCCGGCATATCAGTAGCGAACCGGTTAAGCGAGATCGGCTTGCTCAATCCATTACTCTGCATATAGGCAAGGTAGGCGTGGTACAGGTACTTCCGTGGGCTGAACGGTATAATGCTGGCATTACCGATAAACAAACCGTCACACTGCACCGATGCCATCAGGTAGCCGCAGAAGTCCACCAGCGAATCACCTTCACGCTTAATAGCCAGCGCCTCTTCTGATTTCTGCTGCTCGAATAAAAGCCGTTTAGCCTCTCCCTGATCTGCAAAGCGTGTCAGTAAGTGGCGGATGATAACTGGCAGCTCTGCCTCTATCTTTTCTGACAACATCGGATCCCGCTCATTCTCCGGCACCACCTGCGAGAAATTGAAAATAACCCGACGCCGGGATATACCGCCGCTTCGGTCGCTGAATGACATAGCGTTATTGTTCACTGCCAAAATAACAGCCGGGATCCGTGTTGAGTAAGGCGGTTTGTGTTTCGGGTCTATCGCGACCTTATCCCCGCCTGTGATGGCTTTAATCCCTGCCCCGTCACCGGCATAGCGCGACATATCAGGCATGATGATAAGAGAGTACCCCACTATTAGCGCCCTTTCCCTTGGCTCCTCGAGGGCCTTCATACTGGCTGATACGGTGTTGGCTTTCCCTGCCAGCATGGTGCAGATCTCCGCCAGTACGCTTTTACCACTGCCACCAGCGCCGGTTATCTCAAGAAATAGCTGCCAGTCATACCGGTTCGCCATCACCATATATAACGCTGCCAGCACTCGATCAGTTTTTCGGGCATTACCGGCCGTTGACCAGTTAAGCCACTTCCAGAACGCGGGGGAGTGGGTGTCCAGTGATTCCCCTTCTTCTGCCTGGATGAATTCCACATCACTGGCGATCAATAACCAGTCCTCTTGGCGATGCTCTCTGAATAATCCCTCTCGGGTATCAAATACACCGTTACTAAAGCCAATCAGATTACGTGCTGTGGTACCCATTATTGGCAAGCTCAATTTCATGGTATCAACGGCGTTCTTCATGGCTGGCATGGAGTAAGGAATCCTCGACTCTATAAATATTGCCGCCATCTCACGCGAAAGTGCCTTATCTGAAACAGGCTGCCAGATTATGCCGTTGTAGTGGTGTACAGCGTCCGAATCACCATGCACGGCTAAATCACCATCATAACGGGCCAGAAGCACTTCACCGCGCTGGCTTGGCCCCATCTGGTTATCCGTCACGACTGAATGTGACGCGGTTAAAAGCAACGGTTTGTACGGTAACGAGTAGACCGTGGCTGTCTTTGTAGCGGTCATTAGGCAGCGGATCGCGCATAGTTCACCCCCTCGATATTTTCCGACGCTTTTGCTGCATGTTGCCGCACAAATTCAAGGAGGTCATAACCAATCCTTTGGCCTTCTGGATCACATGTCAGCGACTGGGCAACTTCCAACATACGAGGCAGGCTATGGAGCAAATCAGAAACCTCATTAAGGGCTAACTTATCCATGAACCACCTCTGACAGGGTAAATTCACGAATAAAACTCCTGAGCCGATAGTCGTGGCTAGCTTCTGGGTGCTTCTCGTAGGAATATACCAAGCGGTCACCAGTACGTTTCCTGACGATAACCACGCTTCCACCGTCATTTTCTGTATAACGGTCACCTACTGCCGGGCTTCCTTCTCCATTATCACCAGAAAGGTTAATCAGATATTCAGTAACGGAATCAGCATATTCAGAAGACATACTAAGTAATGCTTCGACCTCACATCCCGGTAGTTCAATCCATGAGTAATTAAGCGCCCGAATTATTGCACTGGCTTTTTGCGCCTTCAGGAGAATATCCATCAGCTCATTAGTCTCGTGTCTAGACATGGCGCACCTCCATTAAGTCAAACACAACTACGCCACTGCGATGGTCAGTTACGGAACACTCAGTACGGATTTTTGCAGCAAAGGTCAGCGACCACGCGGGGAAAAGCGCACGGGCTTCCGTTTCTGTGTCAGCTTCGGTACGTAACACAATGGGGGTGCAGTTAGGTGTATTGGTTGGGGTGCCAATAAACAACCAGGTGAATTTAGAACGTGCGGTATTTAGGGTATAAGCAGTCCGCCCACTTACGGGTGTGATATTATTCTTCGCTACCTCGATACTTATTCTATCGTTGGTGGTAAGAGGCCCGGTTAGTGGTGAGACACTTCCGGGCTTCGCTGTTTCTACGCCTTGGAAATAATCAAGGTGTCGGACACATAGTAGATGCAAGGTGTCGGACAAGTCAACACTTTCAATGCAGAAAAAAACATGTATTATTGTCGGACACTAATAAACAGGAAAACCAGTGATGGCGACAAAATCTGTAAATGCAAAATCAAAAAGATTTGATGTTCGTGTCCCACACGATATTGCCAACTCAGTTGAAGAACTCAAAGAGGAAGGCGAAAGCATCGGACAATTTGTAGTATCTGCTTTGCAAGGCGAAATCAAACGCCGCCAGCGCAAGAAAGCAAAGCTAACAGATTGATTTTGTTCCAGAGAGGGAATTCCATCTCTGGCTAAGCTGGATTTCCTTAGGGTGTCAGCCATTGGCGTAGACTTCCCCCATTGAGGGAAATCCGACATATCAATAGGTTGGGGTCTATCCAGATCTGGACATACCCACCAGGTAGCGAATGATTTTGATTGTGAGAAAGCCAATGAAATCAGTGGGCGCAATATTACGCTGGGTAATACGGTGAGTTTCCCGCAGTTAAGAACGGTGTGAGCAGATATGCGCGCATATCGAATTAACTGCGCCAATGGCGCGGTTAACTTATAATCGATGCACTTTTTGTCACATCCCTCTACTCGCCCAAGGTTATTGACCTGATCGATCAGTGTGGTAATCTGGCTTGGCTTAAGTTTTTTGTAGTTACATTGGCGGCCTTGCAGGGCCGCTTTTGTTTTATTCAGCATCCGATACCTCCAACAGACGTTTGGCCAGCCAGCGTTGCGCTAGTTCGGTGAGCTTTAATTTGCGAGTTGTGGTAGGTGTATCCAGATCAAGCAAAGTGCAATTACGGCTCTCCAGATAGGCCACCAGCGCTAACTGGTCAGTGTTCATGTGGTCACGAACTTTCCCGCTGATACTGTTTTTCTTCGCCCATACAGGCGGATGAATACCCAATACTAGGCGATTGATAAACGTACATTCATTGCTATAGGCATGTCCGTGCTGTGTGTCGCCGGTACGTTCGATATATCCCTTCATCGCCTCGGACATGCTTTTGTGGTCTTCACAAGCAGCCACACGGTTTTTACGCCAGTTCAGTAATGCAGCCTTATGCTCTTCGGGAGCTACGCGACGCAGGCGTTCTTCACAGTCAATGAAATAACGACGGGCAGCTTTACCTTGATCGTTGCGTTCGACCATCGACAGTTCTTTAGCCATATCCAAACTGAGAATGTAATCATGCTCGACCTGTTGGCGAGATTTTGCGCTCGCCCGTTTTGGCGTGCTCAAATTTTCCGCAATAACGTAATCAACACCTTCAATAAATCCGAATTGCTTAACTCGCCCTTTAATCCAGTTGGTGAAATCGCGGCCAACCTTCAAAAACACATGCAACTTTCTGCCACTAACTGATTGAATGTCTTTGTTGCCGATATTGCAGATCGACACAGGAATACGCTCTGCGAAATTAACGACATTCTGAATTTTGGCGTGAGTTTGTCCCTGACCGATTGCGGCCATATTTACAGTTTTCATATTTCTGGCCTCTATCATGCACTTTGAACTTGGCGAACAGAAGAAAGATAAGTATCTAAATCGATCTTATGATAAATCACTTTTTTCTTGCCTATTTTATAGAACGGTATTGACTCACGACCAGTGCACGCCCAATTTGCGAGAGTTTGTGGGCTGATACCGATATAATCAGCAGCTTCTTTTCGAGTTAAACGAGTTTTAATAGTTTCCATTTTATCACCATATGAATTGTTGGTTAACAATGGTGATTAATATGTATTGGCGTGATTTCTAAAAAAAGCGTATTAGCTGGCTACAACCCCTATTTAACTGGATAATTAGGGGCTTCATCCGGTAATTCCCCCTCAATAGCTGGCTATTGGGGGAAAACTAATTCAAAACGAGTATACTTATCTGGTTTGGGTGGTCTTAGTCCTGACTCATCTATCCAAGTGGTAATAGCTCCTCGACTGGCTTTTCCTTTATAGTGAAGAGCTAAAGCATCAATAATTCCTGTTTTGCTTGCGCATGGATATTTTTCCCAAGTTAGCTTTATTACAGAAAAAACCTCATCATAGTAATAATTTCTTTTTTTAGAGGCTTTTTCACTCTGTGACTTTGAAATAGCCAACTTAATTTCTTTATTTATTTCCATCCTTTTAATTATTGGAGTAAATGCATTTTTTATTATTGATTTAATAGCTATTTTAATAATAGCATTGGCATTATTTCTTGCGCCCACCATATATAATATACATGCCGAATTTAAAAGATTAAAATCATTATCTTCGATAACTAAATCAGAAATAAATGAAAATCCTCTTTTATCCATCTTCCCTATAATTTTCACTCTTTCTTCTATACCCACACTTTCATATGGAATGCTAAATTCAATAATTTCCATTAACTCATCAAATGGCTCATCAACTCGATCAAAATAGTTTATTATCCGTTCAAGAAAGCTTCTCTTATTAGGATTTTCATTAGATAACAATTCTACTCTATCGAAAATATCAAGGTCCGATTCATCCAACCCATAATGTAAGAGTTCCCCAACAAATTCCATCATCCATAATTTGCCACCGTCTTCATTCTTGATATCCATTAATTTAAATTCCCATTATTTTGATTATATTCTGACAAGGAAAATAATAAACGTCGTTTTTCTTCATCACTCATATTCGCCAATGCTGATAATAAATGAGCATTAATACCATCTGCTTTTTCTACCAGACCTGCATGTTCCAATATAGCTCGCTCTACCTTTCTGGCTGGCTCCTGCAATTCATCAGCCCCAAAATGTAAGTAGCCTTGGGTCACATCAGCACTTCGCAATGTGCGGTGGTTCATCAACCGTTTAAGAATATATGACCCAACACCCACCAGCTCCGCAACAGTACCAAACGTACGCCGCGCATCATGCCATTTGAAAGGTATTGGCAATAATCCGTCAGGGTTAGGAGAAGGGATTGTGACTTCCGTTATTCTGGCTATTATCCGGCGAGGTTCAGTGATAATTCCTTTCTGACCGGGAAATACATAATGTTGTTCGCCTAATTTAAGCTTGAGCCGCCTACGAAAAAGGTTTAGCAGCGTATCAGTAATTGGTAGTTCAAGCGGATCGCCATTTTTAGTGGTATCTATCCAAAAAAAGCGTCCGCCAATATTTACCCTATCCCATGTCAGATTAAATACTTCCGATCTTCTTAGACCAGTAAAAAGTGCCATTTCAATAGCATCACATACCGACAGCGCCACATCGTCCCTCTCGTCTGCTGATATATTTCTTACCTGGTCAACAGCACTCAACCAGCGGCCAAGATCATAAGTCCTGATTCGCTCTGTTTTTCTTACTGTTCCATGCCACTGTCGCTTAGTGCTGAGAACCATCGTCGGTGGATCTGGTAAGAGGGTTTTACCTTCCTCATCACGGTAGTGGTCGTGGGAGAAGCGATAAACAGCCCTTAATGCCCTAGCCCATAGATCCGCTTGTGCCCGACTCCCTGACCCTACACCGGCTCGGAGAAGCGATTTATCTTTACCGAACCACACTGAGCCTTGAGTAACAGCTTTGTGACGGGCCTCAACTCGCTCACGGCTAATATTAGCCATAGGCTGATTCATCCAATCACCAGAGAAGTTGCCAAGAATAGAGCGGTATTGTTTTGCCGTGACAGGCTTCAGGCGGTGGCCGCGATTATCGATGTAGGTTTGTATAGCATCTTCCAGTGTGACCTTGCTCATTGCATGAACACGACGAACATCATTGGGATTTTTGCCATTGGTGGCCACTTCACCAAGCAGCTCTAGGGCCTTGGCTCTGGCGTTCTCAATGCTGAGATCAGGAAAGCGACCAAGAGTTTCCCGGATAAACTTTCCATTCCGTTTACGGGAGATGCAGAAACTCTTCACGCCAGAAGCGCCAATACGCAGGATAAGACCATTAACGGTGGTATCCCTGTACTCCAGTCGTCCACCAGCAGGATCTGGAGGCAGGGCCGCTATGCTGGCTTTGGTAAACTTAAAATGATTCACAATACGGTATCCCCAAATAATCGCTTGGTCGCTCTGGGATACTTATGGGATACCTCAGAGCGGTATTAACCAGTATTTATGGGTATTTATACAGTGTCAAGGATGTTGTTAAATAATTGAAATATAACGAAAGGTATTTATCGGTAACCCGTTAATTTGACACTCATAATCGCTTGGTCACTGGTTCAAGTCCAGTAGGGGCCACCAAATAAAACAAGGAGTTACGTTAATAGCGTAACTCCTTTGTTATTTCTGGGATATGCCGGGGATATTTTGCAGGGGTAATCATGGGGTTTATTGGTTATTTTATGCCCGTTCACCGCATCGCCACACTTCGATACTACAATCATCGGCGAGGCGTTGGCTTCTTCCACTGGTAAGCTGGCGCACTCATCCTCTGGCGGTGACGTTCCTTGGCTGCCAGTGCCGCCGCCTCTGTAAATTTACCCAAATCATCCCATCATTTTACGGTAGGCCTCTGCGGCTTCATCAGGGGTTAGGTTTGACGTTTGGATCGGGCCACCGTTCGCGCCGGTCAATTCGGCTTTCTTCGGTGCTTCCCATCCACACATTTCAGCCAGTTGCTTGATGGCAGCTTTCGGATCATGCAGCTTAATTTTTAGCCCATCCTTGCCAGTGGATAATTCAGCGACAGCGGCCAGGTGTTCGGGCTTAATATCTTTGGAGTCCTTCAACTTCCATGACGCCTGAAAGACCGGTTGCCCGTCCTCGTCTTCACCAATCTGATAATTGCCAAACGTGGCGATGTCATGAATTGTCGTGCGCCCCATCAATGTTAGTCGTTCCATCGCTTCCGTGTAGGTCATGATGGCCGCGTTAACTGTTTCGTGCTGTACGGACTGGAGGAAGGCTTGAACGTTACTATTTGTTACTAACTGGCTGGCTTTGGAACGCTCACCATCGCCTTTAGCTTTACCGCCAGCCCTTCGGTATGCCTCGGTTTGATTGGCACCCTCTAGCAGCGCGGTAACGAATCTGCGCTGTAATTGCGTCAGGGCATCGAAAAGCGCCTTCTGTTCTTCTGTAAGCGTCATTTCGACCCCTTAAGGTTTAACTGGCCTGAATTGCTCAGTTTACTATATGCATCTATAAATCATTATCTGCTTTAATTCGAGCCAGTTGTGCAGCAAGAAACTCGACTAAAGAATCAAATGATTCGTATGCTTCATCAATAGCGATACGATCACGAACCTCCCATTTATGGGTCCGAACGTCATAAACAAACGAGTCGGTCCCTGTTGAGCCTATAAATATTAGGTAGTTTATTTCATCGACAACTAATTCAGGCGCTTCGCGGAGGATATTGGTTTGTTCATCGTTATATTCAAATAATTCGTTATGTACTTCATCATAGTTAGATAAACCGTAAACAGAATATCCATCAATAATGAAACCATCCATTAGAGAAACAAACTCTAAATACTGATCCCAAAAATCTGGTTGTACAGCACCAATACCACGCCCGAAGTCATGTTGTTCCACATGTCCCGTGAATTTAGGGTGTATCATATACCCTAATATTTTCCCAACACGACTCAGGTCATCAACAATATTGCGCATATAATTACACTATTCATTCAATATCAGGGGCTGGCCGAAGATTGTCGATAAGTACCTTCAATAAACTAGGTATATCGTCAAAACTATCCCAAAGAGTATCTACTGTACCGATACGATCACGTAGCTCAAATTTTTCACTAATCTGATTAAAAATAACAACATCAGTTTCGTTATGCCCAATGAAAACATAGTCATCAAATTCTACAGGATAAAGCTCTGGTACTTCATGCAGGTTAGCTCTGGCTCTACGGATATCACGAATATTTTGTTCATCAGAAAAAATACCGTACATAGTGGTGCCATTAAGGCTAAAACCATTAAGAAAATAGAGAAATCTCAGGTATTCATTTGCGAAGGTTTGCCCCCCCATTTTGATTAATACCTGCATTGCTTCGGTTATGTTGACTGAACCGGGATCTTTTAGGCCAGAACACGCCTCAACGCCATATTTAGCTAAGGAGCGAGAAATAGAATAAATCTCATCAACATATTTAGTCAGTTCTTTAACATTATCATGTTCAAGTAGTGTTTTAATTTCAATCAT